GAAGGATTAACAGAAAAAGGAAATCCAGCACCAAGCCAATTACAAGGAGGGTTAATATAAAATGATTAGATTAGAAGGCAAAGAATATGAAGTAAAAGGGACAACTAAGTGTGATTGTGGACATGAATTTACTTTAAATAATATTATAGAACTCAAAAAAATTAATCAATCAGGTTTTTACGGAAATGTTTTAAATAATTATAGTGAAGCAGTTTGTCCTAATTGCAAAAAAAGAGTAGTTTTATTTTTAAAACAAAAAGGACAGACTTGGGAAATAATAGATATAGGTGTTGAACATATTAAAACTACAAATGATAATAAAGAGATATGCGTGGAAGAGCCTATAAAGACCATAGACAATAAAAAAATATCAACTGATGAACTTATATGTCCTGTATGTGGAAAGACTTGTAAAAGCCAAATAGGATATAATTCTCATATGAAAACTCATCAAAATTAGTTATTAAATTTTTAATATAAATTAGAGGAGAAAAACCTGGCTAAAAATCAAAATAAAACTTTTAGAGGACAAAACCTGGCTAAAAATGGAAAGGAGACTAACTATGAGTGTACCAGAAGGGATAGATTTAGAGGCAATCAATCCAAGTGAAAGTGATGACACTATTATTATACCTGATGATATTTTAGAAGAGGCAGGAATAGAAATACCTGAAACAGAAGATATATCAGATAATAGTGCAAGTGTTGATTCAGATAATGAAGTAGAAACTTCAAAGGAAGAAAAAACAGAGAAAGAAAAAAGCCTTGAAAGAGGTGTAAACAAAGAAAGAAGCCTAAGAAAAGCAGCTGAAAAGAAAAATAAAGAATTAGAGGAAAGAATAAAGGCTTTAGAAGAAAAAAATAAAGAGCCAGAGAAATCAACATTAGATACTTTATTAGAATCAGGTGTTGATGAATCAATAGCTCAATCAATCGCAAATGCTATTGATAATAAAAAGAACAATTCAAAAGAATTGGAAAGGGAAATAGAAAACTTGAAATTTGAAAAATCTTTAAGTTCTAAAAGCAAAGAAGAAGGGTTTGAGGATATAGAAGAATATGCTGAGGAAATAAAAGAATTCGTTGATAAAGGATTAACAATAGAACAAGCATATCATGTAGTATCTTATGATAAACCAACTGTTAATACAAAAAGAGAGATTGAAAGAACACTTGAAGCAAAAATGCAAAATAACAATGCTAAAAAAGAAATCCTAGGAAATATTAATAGTAATGTTAGTGCAAAAATAGATAATTCAAGCAGATTAAATCTTTCTAAAGATGAATATATAATTGCACAAATGGCTGGTATGACTCCAGAAGAATATTCAGCTATGAAAGGGATTAATTCTAATAAAGATTATACAAAGTTTAAAAGTAAGAAGAAATAATTAGAGACTCTTATTATTTATAACAATTTAAATAATAAGGAGTGAGTGTATTATGAATATGACAAGAGCAAACTTTGGTGAATTAATGACACCAATACATAAAAAGATTTTCTTTGATTCATATAATGAAATACCAAAAAAATATACAAAAATATTCAAAACTGAAAAAATGACAGGAAAAACACAAACATATCCACATTTAGGAGCATTTGGTTTGTGGCAACAAAATACTGAGGGAAGTGAATTTAATCAAGATTCATTTAAACAAGGGCAAGTTGCTAGCTTTGAAGCTAAAAGATATGATAAATCTTATGAAGTTACATGGGAATTAATGCAAGATGATAGATATTCTGTATTTAAAGGTATAGGAAAAGGTGGAAGTGCAAAAGGTCTAGGTCGTTCTTTAAGAGCAACAGAAGAAACAGATACAGCTAAGGTTATTTTGGGTGGATTTAATAATACAGGATATGATGGAAAAGCTTTATTTGCTTCTGACCACCCATTAATTAATAGTTCTAATAAAGTTTCAAATTTGATAGTTGGAGGCTTAACTGATGAAAATCTAAAAGCAGCCTTAACATTAATGAGAGGACAAACAGATGAAGCAGGAACTGTTATTGCAGCAAGTGCAAAACAATTAGTTGTATGTCCTGAATTAGAATTTACTGCTAAAGCCATTGTAAGATCTATTTTACAATCAGGAACAAACTTCAATGATGTAAATACAATACCAGATATTGAAGTTGTTGTATGGGACTTCTTAACAGACCCTACAAGAGAGATGACACCTTGGTTTATACAAGATACTTCTTTAGATAATTTATTATTCTTAAGAAGAGAAGAACCATGGTTTGATTCAGAAAGAATACAAAATAAAGTAGATTACAGAATGTTCGGATATACAAGATATGATTGTGGATATTGCGATTGGAGAGGTTTAGTAGGTTCTAAAGGTACAAAAGAACAAATTATAATTCCTACATTGGGTTTCTTAGATGTTCAAGTAGTAGAAGGAACTAATTCTACAACAACAAAAATTTCTCAAGTTAATGGAAAAGGTTCTGGGACATTAAAATATAAAGTAGGAGCTTCATTAGAAAAACCATCATATAATGATGCTGATTCAGGATATACAGCTTTAAACCTAAATACTGATATTACAACTTCAGCAGGTCAAAAAATTGTTGTTGTAGAATCAGCAAATGGAAAAATAACAAAATCAAGCGATGTAAAAAATGTAGTTGTTGGAAAATAATATACAACAAGAATAAATGGGGAAACAATCAACAGTTGTTTTCCCTTATTTAATAGAAAGGAGAAAAATGATGGCAAAAGTAAGTGAACAAATAAGCAAAGCTAATGCTAGTTCTCAAGGTAAAACAGATTCAAATTTGGCTAATGATTCTTTACATTTAGGTGGAATATCAGCAGAAGAATATTCGACAAAAGAATATGTTCAAAAATATCACGATGGAAAAGAAGCATTATTAAAAGAATATGTTGATAAACAAGACCAAGATGTATTAAATCAAGCAAAAGAATACACAAATTCACAAATACGAAATCAAGATTTTTCTGGATTTGCTAAAGTAACAGATGTTCAAGCCTTAGATGAAAAGCTAACAAAAAATATATCAGAAGGTTTACTAGAACAAAAAAATTATACTGATTCAAAAACTAAGCAAATAGTAGATGATACAAATGCTAATTTTCAGGAAGTAGAAGGGGTAATAGACAAATTAAACGGAACTGTAAATGAACTTTTTACATCTGTCAGTAATGGAAAATCACAAGTAGCAGGGGCTATTACTGACAAAGGAGTTCCAACCTCTGCTAATGATACATTTGGAACAATGGCAAGTAATATATCAAAGATTCAATCTGGAGGAGGAAGTTCAGACCCTAACTATGTAAATACCTCTGATGCAACTGCTAATTCTAAGGATATTTTACTTGGAAAAACTGCTTATGCTCAAGGTAAAAAAATAATAGGAGAATTAATTGCTCAAACAGAACCTGGAGGGCCAACAATCGGTACAGATACATCTGATGCTACAGCATATTCTAATGATATCGTATATGGTAAAACAGCTTATGCAAGAGGACAAAAATTAATAGGTACTTTGCAGAATACAGAAGTTGAAGAAATATATGGTATTGATACAGGAACTTGCAAAGCAGAAATAATAAATAGTTTTCAAACAGACCCCTTTACTAAAGATAAAATAACAGTAGAAAGAATAGCTTATGCGAAAGATTTGAGTTATGTAGTAAGACTTGTTCATTTAAATGATGATGTAGATACTAAATACATTGAAAGTTATGCAATAAATGATGAAGGATATTATATTCAGCAAAGTGGAAATAGTTCAGGAGATGTAGTTACAAAAAAATATAGATATAGTATGGAAGAATTAAAAATAGGAGAAGATGAAACAATAAAAGACATCGGTTTAGGTTGTGGAGGACTATATGGAGATAGTAAAAAATGTAGATTAATATTATTAACATTAAAAAAGACATTACACGAAGGAGCTACATATTATGATTATATGCCTATTGTAAGGAGTTATACATATCATTTAAGTGATAATGGAATAATTGGAAAAGCATATGAAAATGAATATGTCGATGATTCTAGTTATGAATTAATAGATACTCCTAAGGTAGATCTTGCACCTAATTATTTTGTAGTAACATCCAATTTAGACGAAGATAGATTTGTAGTCATAGAAAGTTATAGAGAAGGGCGTTACAATGATTGGATGTATCTATATTCTTGCTTTTTGGCTTTTTCTTCTATTACAAAAAGTATAGTAAATTCAAGTGAAAATGCTTTTAGAGATAAAACAGTTGCAGATTATTTTAAATTTACAGAAGATGATTCAATGATATTATATACAGGAACAAGAAAGGAAAACTCCTCTGACTGTAAAGCACCTATTATTAAGGTGAATGTATCGGATGATTATTTATGTGAAATAGTAAAATATTCATTTAATTCGATAGGAATAACTTATAACTTGATAGAAGGTACTAATTATTTAATATACAGTGCTAGAGGTGGTGAAAGATATATAAAACTTTATGATAAAGATAGGTTGGGCAGTGGAGCAATAAAAACCATAAATACAAAAGAGTTACCTTATGTATATTATGCATTAGCAACAACGGATGTAGTATTACTATTTAGAGAAGATGGTTATTTATATGTTTATAACATTGATGTAACTAAGGTAGAAAATAATAGTACGGTTGAAGCGAACGAAAAGATATATATTGGAGGATATAAAGTTCAAGCCTTTTTAAGTAATTTGTCAAATTTATTTGTTGAAACAGATACTGCTGAACTAAGAAAAGTAACCTTCGATAAGAATATGGAAAATATAGTAGCTTTAAAATATAAAGAACAATATTTTTATAAAATAAAACCAGAAGAATTATCAGCTGGAACAGGAGATGTAAAAAAAGGAAAAACATTTATTGGTGTAAAAGGAACACCAGAAGTCGGAACATTGGAGGTGTAAGAGATGATTAACGAAATAAAAATGCAAGAACTGAAAGATTTATTTTTTTATACATTTGGTATAGTGCCCCTACAAAATTACAATGTTGTTGGAGATGGAATGACAGATAACAGATTGGGAATACAACAAGCTATTTATGATGCAATAGATGTAAAGGCTAAATATATATTTGTACCAAGAGGAAACTATTATTATTCACAAAAATTATTTAGAACAGATGAAGTTATATTTGTTGGTAACAACGTTGATTCTTTAATAAAAGATATAGAAATACGACAGTTTCCGGATTTGTGGAATGAATCTCAATCAGGTTCAAAGGCTTTAGTACAGATACGGTTCAATAATAATTTATGCAGGGCAAAAAGTACCGGAGAATTATTTGGAATGTAATGGACAAACAGTAAAAACGAGTGATTATCTATATTTATATAACATTTTAAATGGGAAAATTGATAATCCACCTGATACGTTTCAAGTGCCAACTTTGCCAAATCCAAGTGAAAGTGTAAAGTATATTATAAGAGCAAAATAGGAAGGAGGAAATCAAAGTGTCAATAGTTAGTAAAACAACTGCTGGTCAGATTATTGAAGATATTTCTATTAGATTACCTCACGAGTATGATGAAAAGACATTATTTAGATGGATAAATGAAACTATGAAGAAAATATATAAAGACCTTGCTATTCAAAGTCAGTATTCTTTTTTAACAAGAGAGAATCAACAGTTATATAGTTTACCAGAAGATTGTAGTATAGATATGATAAGTTATGCGACAAAATCAACTAAAGCTAGAAATCACGATAATCCATATGATTGGGGCGAATTTAATCAATTACATTCTTATCTGCCAGAAGAAAATATGATAGAAGAGGGATATTACGATGGGCGAGAAGGTTTATTAGGCTTATATCCTTGTCCAAATGATGTAAGAAAAATTGATGTATATTATTTGAAAAAACCTAAAATGGTAACAAGTGATACTGATTTTTTAGAATTAAATGATAATTATATTGATTTGGTTAAGTATAATGTGATGTCTATTATAGCAATGTCAGGACATAATCCAGATATTGAATTGGCAAATGAGTATATACTTTTATACAACAATTTAGTTCAACAGGCTAACGAGGCTAAGAATGAACAACAACAAAGATATCCTGTTATAAGAGATATATCGAAAAGGAAGAGAAGGAGGAGATAAATATGCAACCATTACCATATTTGAATAATGTAAATTATAAAAGTAATAATCAAATAAATTATTTGGCTGGTGGTATAAATAATATTTATCCTCCCGAAAACCTTCAAGATGACGAAGTCCAAGACATGTATAATATGTGTTTAGATAATTATCCAGCAATACGAACAAGAATAGGTAGAACTATGATGAAAAATCCTGGACTTAAAGGTACGAAAATCAAATATTTTGGTGTAGCTGGTGTAAAGTATCTTTTCTATATTCAAGGAGAAGAATTAAAAGATATGACAGGTACAGTAATAGCAACAGGAATTACTGGAACAAAATTCAGACATGTATATTATGCAGATGGTAATTCAGAATATATGATACTTTATGGAGAAGATGTGATACCTACAAGACATAAATTGCCTCTTTCAAGATTAAATACACCTGAAATAGTGCCATTACCAAAGGATTCAGACAAAAAGGATATTGTATTTGAACATATGTGCTATCACAAAAATAGAATGATGGCAAGTAAAGGGAATATGTTATATTTTAGTGCTTTACAAAATCCAATGGATTGGACAACTGCTGAAAATTCAAGAGAAGATAGGGTAGAGAATTGTAATCAAATTACAGGGTTAGTTAGTTTTGATGATAAATTAATTGTTTTTTCAGAGGAAAATATGCATTTATATTATGGAAGCAATGTCAAAGCTGGAGAAACTAATTCATATACTTGTGTATCTTTAGACAATAATATAGGCTGTTATGACCAATGCACAGTAAAAGTACATAATTCATATTTATATTGGCTATATGGTCGTTCTGTGTATGAATATGATGGTAGTTCAATAAGAAGAATTGAAAGAGCTGAAAGCAATAATGGAATGACTGGTGGAATAAGAGAATATTTGATGAATATAACAGTTGATATTGCTAAAAATGTATCAGTTGCAGGGAGTGAAGATAAAGTTTACTTTTGGTTTCCTGATTATTCTTTTTTACTTGTATTTGACCAAAGGCTAAGAAAATGGACAAAGGAATTACAAGCAAGTAATATAGCTGATGAATTAAAATATATAACAATATGTGATAGCTATGTAGATTTGAATTTTTCACAAACACCTCAACCAATTTATGCTTTAACAGCAAATGGAACAATTTATGAGTTAACAGGTGGAAAAAAAGATGGACAAGAATATATAAGGACATATGGAGAAGATGAATTTACTGATTCAGAAGATATTGTATATAAAGAATTAATTCCATTTTACCTAAAAACAAAAGAATTTAAAAATGGTGTGATAAGTAAAAAAATACAATTATCGAAATTATGGTTTTTTTATGATTTAGATAGTAAAGGCAAAGTTGATTTGAAAATAATTGCTGATAATGGCAAAAAAGTGAAAGTAATCCAAAATGCTTTAGTTCCAGGAAAGAATATGACGAAGGAAATAATTATTCCAAGTGATATGCAGAATGTACATAGTTATACCTTTGAAATATCAGGTTTAGGAGATTTTAGATTAAGAGCGATGGAAAGAGTAGATAGGACAAATACAAGATAATGTATTTTAGACAATATAGTGATAATTCCTCTACTTTAAGAGAATGGGCAAAACAATTAAATGTTGTTTCCAAGGGGAATTATCCTTTGTATGAAACAGTAGAAAAAACACTTTCTCATTGGCAACCTCTTCTAAACCAAAATATAGGAACAAATAGTTTTGGATTATCAGGAACAACCGAACAAACTATAACAAATTGGCAAAATAGATTAAATATAATTTATAACAAGTAGAAAGGAGAACAGCATAATGTCTAATACTTTTTTAAACACAGGGAGAACAGTAATGGCAACAAATAATCCTCAAAAAAATATAGAACAAGCACAAAGCACATCTGCTCAAGTGCCAATTCAAAATAATACAAGCAGTATACAACAACCTCAGCAACAAGCACAATTACAAACAAATACACAAGCAAATACAATAAATCCTATTACGATACCAATTCAAATACAACCACAAGTTCAATCACAAACACCAAGGACACAAGCAGTCCAAGAAACTTCTGTACAAGCTCCTAAACCTCAAGAATATCAAGGACAAAATCAAGGTCAAGATAATGTTAGCTTTGATCAAATATATTCCGGATATCAAAATAATTATAACAATATTAATGCTAGAACAAATAATGTTAGTGCTAGTGGTATAAAAAAGTCTAGTATAGGAACAACTATTGTGACACCAACAAATACTAATTTAAATACTGTAAATGGAATGTATCAAAGTACTTATTCAGATACTATAAATGGCTTAATAAGTTCGATGATAGAACAATTAGAAAATGGATTTCAATATGACCCAAATAAAGATACTGCATTGCAAGTAGCAACAGAATACGCTTCTAATAGTACAATGCAAAGTTTAGCTGGTTCTGGTGTATTAAATAGCTCTGCAACAGCTGAAAGAGTTGCAAGAGTTGTGTCAGATTTAATACCACAGTATGAACAGTTAGCATATACAAGATGGACTGATTATTTAGGGCAATTATCTAATACTGCTCAAATGGTAATGAATTATGATTCTCAACAGTTTGAGTATTGGAAAGATGCCAAAGATAGAGAATTTCAAAATAAACAATTTGAATATCAAAAGCAACAAGATGCCTTAAATAATGCATGGAAAAGAGTAGATGAGTTAGGCTATGTTGATAATAATGCAAGTGCAATTTTAGGAGTACCTGTTGGAACATTATCAGGTGAAGCACGACTTGCTAAGGAACAACGAGAGTTTGAACTTGCTAAAATGAGAGAACAAGCTCAGATAGAATATGAAAATAATAAAGCTTTGTATCAATTAAAATCAGAATTGGATAAGCAACAACAAGAATATACATATCAATTAGAACAAAAGTATGGAAGTAATTCAAGAAAATCTAATTCAAATAATACAACAAGTTTGAATACATACAAAGATATTATAAATAATAGATGGGCAAATTATGATGATATTTCAAAGAAATATACTGTTTCTGATAATGTAAGTTTATATAATTATCTAGTGTCAGAATATACTGCTGGAAGAATGTCATCATCAGATTTAGCTAATCTTACTGCTATGTATAATGTAACAAAACCAACCGATAGTGATATAGCTAGACAAGAAAGAATCAAATACTTAAATAGCCTAAGTGCTACATAATGGAGGTGTCAAAATGTTCAATAAAGATGATGAAGATGAAGAAAAAAGAAAAAAAGAAGCTGATTTTATAATTAATAGTATTAATCCAAATCAAGAAGAAAATATTTCTAATTCTATAAATTCTATTAATTATGCTAATTCTAATAATATAAATTTGAATTTACAAAATGATACAGATAAACTTTTTGTAGATAGAGTAAATGAAGCTAATAGCATAATTGATTCTATTAATCCAAGAAAAAATATAAAACTTCCAAAACCAAGTAATCAAGAATTACAAAAATCAAAAGAAAATACTCAAAAATTCTTAGATTTAATA